GCTCTTAGCCTCCATACTGTAATTGCCGATGTCGGTATTCTGTCCGACCGTGAATCCGGCAGTGAAGACCGGCGTGCCGGTGAAGGTCTTTGTCCCGCCGACGCTCTGATCGCCGCTGGACAGGACCGCTTCCGTGGCCGCGACATTGAGTTTGCCGCCGCTGGTCAGTTGCTTGACCGCCCCGTTCTCGTCTTTCCAAAACAACTCCGTGACGCCGCTGACGGCCTTGGCGTAGACGGCCCCCTCGTCAGGGTCCAGAGTCGGGTCTGCCGCCAGAGCCCCCTGGAATGTCACCTTACGATGCTTGCCCGCGTCGGCGTCACTGACCTGGGTCCCCGTCAAGGGCCAATAGTGATCGACGTTCTGCCGCTCTTGCAGGGCCTCTTTCGCCTCGCGGATTCGATCATCCAACGTGGCCGGGGGGTCGCTGCCCGGCGGGGTCGCTGTGTCGTACGTCGAGGACCATCCGGCCAGCAGTAGCGACAGGAACGCCACTTGAACGCACACCAGCAATAACTGCAAAACCATAACGCGCTTAGTCATAGGGAAGTCTCCACAATGGCTGGATCGTGAGGCAGGGACAATGCCCGCTCCTGCTTTTGCCCCAGATACCGGGTATTCCAGACCTGCCACGCCTGATAGTTGTTCAGCCCGTACTTGGCCGCCACTTCTGCCGTGACGCCGAATTTGATGCACCGGTCCCACTCGGCGGGAAATTCGATGGGCTCCAGGGCCTCGGCGTGTCGGCGGTAGTACCATATCCGGGTTGTGTAGTTGCCGCCCGGCGGCGGGTACAGGTAGATTTTGCCGCCAAAGGCCAACTTCGCCGCCGGGGTCGAACGCAGAGCATTGACGTTGCCGCTGCACAGGCGGCGATATTCCCGCCAGCCCCCGCGCAGCGTCGGCAAGGGACTGCCCTCGTCGCTTTCGGCATCGACGCACACGCTGATTATCGCCCCCTGCACGTCCAGGCAATCGGATGGATAATCCAGGTACAGCGACGTGGCGGTCAAGCCCTGCGTGTCGTCGTACCCCCGCAACACGAGCAAGTCGGCCAGATCGTCCAATACAAGACGCAGCTCCTCGTCAATATCCGTCTCGTGACGCCTCAGCCGCGAATTGACAAACGACAGAATGTCGCTTTTGGTCATTGCCACAATCCCCCTAATTTACGCAACAGCTCCCCATCCGCCGCCTGAATTTCAAACAGCGAATCGGACGCCGGGACAGTCACCCAAGACCACAGCATTGTCGCCTGTTTGGTCGAGCCGTTGTACGTGTCGATGATGCCGGATTGCCCGGCCCCGGTGCCGCCGTAAATGACGACCCGGTTGCCGCGATAGATGTCGTTCGTCGCCGACGCGCCCGTATCCAGAGTGACCGTCGTGGCTGTGCCGCCCTGGGCCGTGTTCTTTCGCAGTGGCGTCCAGCCGCCGCCGGTGGACGACGGGGACAATTCGACCGCGTTGGTCGTGAATCGGTACGTCCCACCATCGGCCTCGACCATCGTATTGACTTTGTCCGTGGCCGTCTTGATGGTTTGCAGGTGCCCGCCCGACGCCGATGCCTTGGTGCCGTCGATGCCCAGAGCTTGGCGCATCTGCTGCTTTTCGTTGTCCGTCCAGTCCAAAGTGGCGGGCACGGGCGCTTGCTCCAAGGCGTTGGTCGTGAGCCGATAGACTGAGCCGTCCAGTTCCAAAGCCGTGTTCATCTTGTCGATGACGGTATTGACATCCTGAATCAAGCCCCCGGCCCCGGCGGTCTTCGTGCCGGTGACACCCAGGGCCGAACGGATGTTTTCCTTCTCACCGGCCGTCCAGTCCGTGGCCGCCGCCGCCGCCGGGCTTTGCTCCAATGCGTTGGTCGTGTAGCGGTACACCGTACCGTCAAGCTCTAAGGCCGTGTTGAGCTTTTCTGTCACGGTGTTCACGTCCTGAATCAGGCCGCCCGCGCCTGCCGTCTTTGTTCCGGCGACGCCGAGAGCCGAACGGATGTTTTCCTTCTCGGCAGTTGTCCAGTCGGTTGCCGCTGCCGCCGCCGGGGATTGCTCCAGGGCATTGGTCGTGTAACGATACACTGCCCCGTCAAGCTCCATCGACGTGTCGAGCTTGTTCGTGGTGGTTTGCACGGTTTGCAACTGGCCGCCTGACGCCGTGGTCTTCGTCCCGGCGACGCCCAGGGCCGAACGGATATTCTCCTTCTCACCGGCCGTCCAGTCCGTAGCGCCCATCGGACCCAATTCGAGGGAGTTCGCCGTGAGTCGATAGACCGCCCCGTCAAGCTCCAGGGCCGTGTCCACCTTATCCGACACGGTTTTCATGGTTTGCAGTTGCCCGCCAGCCGCCGTGGTCTTATCGCCGGTGACGCCCAGAGCGTCACGAAGTTGCTGTTTCTCTGCCGTTGTCCAGTCCGTCGCCGCCGCTACGGCCGGGCTTTGCTCCAAAGCGTTGGCCGTGTAGCGATAGATAGAGCCGTCAAGCTCCAGCATATCGTTCACCTTGCCGGTGACGGTGTTCACGTCTTGGATCAAGCCCCCCGCCCCGGCCGTCTTTGTTCCGGCGACGCCGAGAGCATGGCGGATATTCTCCTTCTCACCGGCCGTCCAGTCCGTGGCCGCCGCCGCCGCCGGGCTTTGCTCCAGGGCATTGGTGGTATACCGGTAGACCGCACCATCCAGTTCCATCGACGTGTCGAGCTTGTCGGTCGTCACCTTGACCGCCTGCAACTGGCCATCCGCCGCCGTCGTTTTGTCGCCAGCGACGCCCAGGGCAGAGCGAATCTGCTGTCGCTCAGCAACCGTCCAGTCCACTGCGCCGGACGGGGCCGGGGATTGCTCCAAAGCGTTGGTCGTGAACCGCCAGACCCCGCCATCGGCCTCCATTGCCGTGGCAACCTTGTCCGCCGTGGTCTTGATGCTCGCAATGTCTGCCAGCCGGGCGCTGTTCGGTTCGTTCACCCATACCTTGTCGGCGATAGCGTCTTTCTTGGCGTCGATAGCCTGCTCGGCCTCGGCCTGCACGTCATTGATCGTCGCGACGCCAGCCGCTTTGGAGATTGCGACCGTGCGGTTATTCCATACGCCGTTGGGCTCGTTGAACGCCGTGGCATAGTCCGTGTAGAACACGTTCGAGAAGTTCGCCAGGGTTTGTGCGGAGCCATTCCACGCCCTCACGTCGCTGTTGACCGCACCGGCCGCGATGGACAACTCCCCGGCCCCAGTCCCATTCTTGACCGTGACTTTCGGATAGCCTGCCGTATCCGGGGTCGCGACGTTGGCGCTAGCCCACTGGGTGACGTTCGCCGGGATCGCGCCGGAGCCGCACATACTCTCGTAGGCGACGGCCGAGAGCACCACGTACTCTTGCGGCACGCACACGGCGTTGGGGTCGTACCACTTCACCGTCAGGATGCCCCCCGTGCCGCTGTCGGTCGCATCGAAGGGGACGTTGTAGTAGCCGTCCTTATCGTAGGTCAGTGCCCCGGCAGAGGTTTTGACGGTGAAGGCCCCGCCATTTTTGGATAGTTCGATATGGTTGGCGTGCAGGGTCAGTCCCGCCTCTGGCGTCACACCATCGGTCTTGTCGTACATGGGACCGAATTTGAGTGTCCCGGATGCCCCTTGCTTGATGAAGCCCGACAACCCGTAGGCGGGCAGGGACAAAGTCAGCAGCAACAGCAGTGTAGCGCGTTTCATGGGTTATCTCCGTTGGCGATAGTGGTGCATTAAAATGGGGGTGACGGCCGCGCCGCCAGCGCCGCCGCCGAGGGACAGATTCTCCAAATACCAGTTCGACCGCGACCCTGCCGAGCCGTCCGAGCGCCCGGACCAGGGCACCATGTAGCGATAGGCCGGGGTCGTCGTCGCCGTCACGGCCAGCGCCGCGACGAGGGTCTGCTCATAGCCCCCCGTCCAGATGTGCAGTTGCCAACCCGTGCCGTTGGTGCGCTTCAACTCCATGTAGTACAGGGTAGCCATCGTCAGCAAGTTCGTGCTGTCACTGGCCTCCTGCGTCATGCCGTCATAGACGCGAAGTACAGCGCCGGTTGTCGTGTAATCGACCCACACACTGTGACTTGTCGGTGAGCCCGTGACTGTGTTGAAGCAGCCGACTTCGTCGGCCATGCCCGTATAGCCGTGCTGCCCGGCCGTCCACGTCCCGCCCGGATTGCCGTACCATGCCCATCGCAGGGTCAAGTCGGCTCCAAAGTGCCATTGGCCGAAATCCTTCCACAGGACCGTGCCGTTGTCATTGTCGCACGAGCCGGTGACGCGGGTGCTCGTGACAGTCATCGTGGAGTCCAGGTCATAGCTTTCCGTGTAGGTCAGCAGGTCCTCGTACTGCGTTGTCGGGGGGCAGACGTACGCCCCCAGCTCCCAAGCTGCCCCGTAGGCGTCCTGATCCAGTGTCGCGACACCGGACGGCCAACTCGACAAGCTCGACAGGCCCACGTCGAACGGAGATCCCAGTGTCACACCCGCGTTGACGAACGGCGAATCACTCAGCAGAGAGTAATCGTTGGTGACGGTGTCGGCGAATCGCGGTGTGGCCGTCGAAAGGGAATAGGTCCCGTAGGTCTCCGTCTGTTGACCGGCGGCGAAGCCGTTGTAGGAGACCGTCGCCACGCCGGTGATAATCTGCTGGGTCGGGGTATCGTCCAACACGGCGTATCCGGCATCCTGCCAGAGGATATTGTTCGTGACAAGTAGCGGCGAAGCGGCATTGTTGGCGACGGTTGCGGCGAAGCGGATCGCGGCCGTAGGGCAAGAAGCCACGGTATTGTTGAACACGCGGATTTCCGTCAGATCGGCCGTCACGCTTGCCCCGGTAGAAAAGTGAATCCCGCTCGAACAGTCGCGAATCACGTTGCCCCACAGGCGGATGCCCGTAGTAGGCCACGCGTCCTGCTCGATGACCAGTGACACTCCATCGACCACGTCCTTTTTCGGAGCGGCATTGCCGCCGTAGATGAGGTTCTGGTACACGTCCGTCTGTGTCGCCCCGTCCAGGTGGATTTGCCCGGCGACGCCGGGCTGGCCGTTGTCGTGACATAGGTTCTGATAGATGAGCCCGTTGGTCGATCCGTACTTGGCATTGATCCCGGCAAGGAAGTTGTCGTGGACATTGTTGCAGCGAAGGGTGAAGCCCGACACGTTCTGCATCGTCACGGCCTCGTGACCGGTATCGGATTCGAGATAGCCGGTATTGTTGTAGGCCACTTGGCAATCCGCGATGGTGACATTGGAGACGAGAGGCTCCGTGGCCGGGCCGACGATCCCGGAATCCTTGCTCCAGGTGACGGCGCAGCCGGTGACGGTGACGTTCGCCGCCTGTGTGCCGCCGGTGCTTTTGAGGCAGATGCCGCGACCATAGGACTGTGTCACGTCGATATTCTCGATGTCCACCCAGGGACTGGTCACTTGCAGCAGGCCCGTCACGCGGCTGTTCGGATAGAGCGACGCCTCCACGCCGGGTGCCGTGAACGCCGTGGCCGGATTCGAGGCGCTGTACACGTAGAGCAATCCGGCAGACCAATACCATTCATACATGGCGTCGATTGTGCCCACCGACGTTTCCAGCGTGCCCCGCGCAGCATTGAAGAACATCTGCGTCGGCTCCGTCGCCAGGGACGCTTTCCACACGCTTGTCGCGTCGCCGAGAAACTCTTCGATGGTGCCGGGCGCGGTCGTGAAATCCTCGATGCCGCCGCCCTCGCCGAAATCCAGATTGTTCGTGTAGCCGGTGTGGGTGTAGCCAGCGCCATTGTTGTAGCTGGCGACGGCGTAGGCGTACCGGAAATCGTTCTGCTCCCCGACGCCGCAATCCAGCGTGCCTTCGTGGACGTGTACCCCGTTGGGGTGATAGTCCCCGGTGTGGACGTGCCAGGTATACCGGCCGGTGGCGTTGACTCCTGCGTCGTCGTCGCGACTGACCGTGACATAGTAGACGGTGTCCAGACTGAGCGTGAAAACGCCATCGGTTGCCGCAACGCCGTCTTCGCACTTACGAAGTCGCATTTCCGTCCCAGCCCCGTACAGGTACACGCCGATATAGTCGTCCTCTTCCTGCGCTGTGCCCTCCAGGAGATAGGGGGTATTGATTTCGTTCATTAGGACCCAGCAGTAGGCCCACGCGCTGCCCGATCCGTCGTCGGCCATCGTGCGAAACTTGTGGACGAAGTCCCCTGCGAAGTGCCCAGCTCCCATGTCCCGCACGACGTGGGCCGTCGCCTGTTTCGTGAGCGCCGTCCAACTGACCTGATTCGTTGCGACCGTGATCGTGCTTTGTGGGTCCGTCTCCGTCCACAGGGCCGCCCCGCCGCCCAAATCGACGTTCTGCACGAAGCCGCTGCATGTATTGCCGTAGGTATCGTTCTTAGCGGCAATGGCGTAGAGGTACTGGAAATCGTTCTGCTCCCCGGCGGCGCAGTCTTTGGTCAATGTAGCTACATGCGTACCGGCCGGGTGATAGTCGCCGGTGTGAATCTCGACCACGACTTGGCCGGTGGCGTTGGCCCCGGCGTCGTCGTCACGCGTGACCGTCACACAGTACAGCGTATCGGCCGCCAGGGTCACGTTTGCCGGACCTGTCATGGAGCCGTCTTCGATGAAGTACAGGCCCACTTGGTACGTCCCGGCGCTATTGAGGTACAGCAGCAGCATGGCATCGTTGGTTTCCAGGGCCGTCAGGTGATCGCTGTAGCTGTCCACGAAGTTCGCCAGCATCCACGGCACGGCCCGGGCGCTGGCCGTTGCCCCGGCCGCGAATTGGACTTCAAACTTCTGCGTGAAGTCGCCGTTGAACGTGTCGGTCTTGTAGAACCATGTATCCGTCGCGCGGGTCAAGTTGGTCCACGTCACTTGGTGACTGGTGACGGCCAGTACCCCGGTGGGGTCCGTCTCCGTCCAGTCACTACCGGTGCCGCCTTCCTGGGTCCAGCCGCTCGACAACAGCGCCGTGCCCTTCAACAGGGGATTGCCCCCAGAGCCATAGGCCCCGATCTTGATGTGACTGGCCTGGGAACCGGAAGAGGTGACAAGCAAGGGCTCGCGCCACGTATCGCCCCGCTGCAACAGGACCGTCGAACCGGCCGCCAAGCCGGGAATGTCACTGAGTTGGTTCCACGCCGTGGAGGGACTGATGCCATTGCCGCCCTCGGCGGCCTGGGCGTCCACGTAGTAGGTGCCCGCCCCCGTCGCGACCACATTGGCCGTGACGCTCTTGCTGGCGTTCATCGTGATATTCTTGGGATTCTCACTGCCGGTCAAGTCCCCGGTCCATTCACTGAACACGTACCCGCTGTCGGCTACCGCCGTGAGCGTGACCACTTCGTTCTGCCCGTAGAGGCTCTTGTCCGGATTCTTCGTCACGGTGACGTGCGAACCGCCCACGGTCAGTGCCCAGCCCGCGAAGGACGTGTACTCTTTGGCCCCGATATCGGGCTTGGAGCCGGAATAGGCCAGGGCAACCCCCTGCCCGCTTGTCCAGGTCAATGCCGCGTCCAACGTCAGGGTGTGCGTGGTATAGTTCACCACTGTCACGTGCGCTGTGGCCGTCTGACCCTGCAACTGGATCGTGTCACCGGTGACTATCCCGTAGCCGTCGCAAAAGTAGCGGCTGTCGGCCACGACCATCGACGTACCGGACCCGGCCCCGTTGGTGGTCGTCAGGAATTGCCCGGCGTCGATGCACGGACTTGTCGGCTGGAGGGTGAAGTCATAGAGGGTATGGACCCCGGCCGGATTCACCGGCAGATTCACCAGCAAGGGATTGGCGTTGAAGCTGGCCGTGTCACAGCCCAACGCGAGGATCGGACTGGCCAACTGCCCCGGCCAGTTTGCCCACGTCTCCGTGTGCCAATTGTTCGTTCCAATGAAGTGGACCAGCAGTGCCCCGCCCGCCGGGAAATACAGGTTCCCTTGAATCGTCAGGTCCGGTGCCGTCTGCGCGATCGCGACATCGGCGCTGCTGTGGCCGCCGAGGATGTTGTTCTTCAAGTTGACGTTGGTTCGCCCGCCCCAGCCCTCCAGGCCCGCGAAGGTTGGCCGGTACGTGGAGACCCAGGAGCTGCTGGAGCCGGTGTAGTCGCGATTGTTGTACACGACGGTATTGTTGTAGACCTGATAGCCGTTCTCACAGTGAATGCCGCCCTGGTTGTCGTACAGGATGTTGCCACGGACAATCACGTCACGACTGCCCTCGTCGCTGCCGTGCATGATCGTGCCAGCGCCCGGGAAGCGGTCAAAGCCGTTGCCCGGTCCCTCGTTGTCGGCCGTGCAACCGTAAATGATATTGCCCTCGATCAGCATGGGACCGCCGCCTTTCAGGTCAATCCCATTCTCGGCGCAGTAGCGAATCACATTGTTGCGAATCACGACCTTTTGATTGCTGTCGTAGTCGGTCTCTTCCGGCGGCAGGTTGTAGTTGCCCTCGAATTGGATGCCGTCTTCCTGATAGGTGTAGTCGATGAAGTTGTTCTCGACCAGCCCATAGTGCGCACCGTAGCCCTGGGCGCTGAAGTCGATCGCGCTATTGAGGGTATTCGTGACTGTGTTGCCCCGAATCACGGTGTACGTCGCCCCCAGGGCGACATTGATGCCGAGCACCGGCCAACCGGTGACTGTGTTGTTTTCGATGGTCGTGTAGTCGCCGTAGGAGACCTGAATCCCGAATTCGTCGCCGCCGTCATATGTCCCTGTCCCCTGGCAGATGATGGTGCAGTTGCGGATCGTGTTGTGATCGTAGGAGTCCCCATAGATGAGCACGATGCGAGGATCGGCGACGCTGGCGGGATTGACGTGCTTCAAGGTCAGACCGTCCAGGGTGATGTAGGACGCCTGCAAATAGGCGACGGCGATTTGGCCGCTGACACCACGGACGGTGACGACGTCGCTACTGTAGTTGCGATAGGTGATGGGACTGCCCGCCGTGCCGGAATTGGTGGGATTGATGATCTGGTTGTACGTGCCCGCCCGGATGTATACCGTGTCCCCGGCAACCAGGGTCGTGTTGGCCTTATTGATCGTGGCCCAGGCCGTCGAGAGACTCAGGCCGGAATAACTGTCACTGCCCGTGGCCGCGTCGATGTAGTACGTCGTCGCCGCCGCCGGGAGTGTCACAGACAGAACCAAAATGGAGGTGAGAAATCTCATTTGAGAAACAGCAACCACCCTTCGTAGTCCGGGCCTGGGGCCACGGTGATCGTCACGGTATCGCTGCGCACATCCCCGCTGGCCTCGTCGCGCAGCTCCATCGTGACAGTGTGCGTGCCGGATGTAAACGCAACCACGGGGGTCTCGCCGGTCGCGATGGTGCTACCCCCCTCTTTCCATGTATAGGTCGTTTGCGTCTGATTCGCCCACCAGTTCTTGGAACCGTTGGCGTCCAAGTTGACAGTCAATCGCTGGTCATAGGCGACACTCTGGTCACTGCCTGCATCCGGCCACAGCAGATAACAATAGGGATGGACCGTGAAGTAGTCGGCCCGATGGTGATCGTAAAACTCTTCCTGCCAGTCGCCGTAGAAGCTCTGCTGCGTGAATTGCCCGCCGGTGACTTGCCAACGGTAATCGGCGTAGTCGAGCAGTGCATCGAAGTCCCCCGGCCCCGTTGCCCCCAGCAGGTACAGGCACATTGCCGCCGACACGAAGGGCTCGGCGCTCAGTTCGTTGGTCTTGGGATAGCCCGGTCCCGTCCAGGTTGGGACGCGACGGCCCTGCGATGCAAAGTCGGGACAGCCGATCCAGTCGCTACCGGACCCAGCCTCCGCCTCCGTGACAAGATGGGTCTGCATCGCCTCTGCGAAGTACCACGCGTCACTCGGCGTGGCCGTCCCGCCCCACAGGTAGTCGCCGGTCTTGGCGAGCATGGCCTTCAAGGCGGTATGGTTCAACGCCTGCGCCGCCAGGGCGGCCGGGACAAGGCGTCCCTCGTACCAGTCCCCCAGATTGATCGTGCCGGTTTTCACCCACCCGCGATAGTCGCCATAGTTGGCGTTCAAGATGCCCCAGATGTCGAGACCATACTGAATCAGGTAGGCCGCCAGAGCTTGCTTCTCGGCGTCGGTGAAGTTGCAGGACAGCTTGAAGGTTGCGACGTTGACCTTGTTCGCCAATTCCTGGCCCGTGCGGGGCAGGTTCGCCCTGGCCATCCCGTGCGGATAATCGGAGGGGTCCAGGGCCCAGTCCAAAACAGGATACGCGAACCAGCTTTGGCAGGTCGCGAACGTGGGCGCACCGGCGGGCTCCGTGAGCTTGGGCAGGGCCGAGAAATTGATACTGGCCAGATTGTAGTTGACGGCCTTGTTGGTCCCTGTCCAGGGCGGCCGAAAGCTGTTGGCTGGCGGGGCCGACGCCAGCACAGTCAGGACCGCCGCCGCGTTGGCCCAGGTCTGGTCTTGCTCCGTCGCATACTCACGGAGAAAGACGATACTCGTACCGGCCGGGACACTGACCCACGTCGAGGGAGTGCCAATGTCCAGCGTGTCGATGATGTCCAGGCTTGCCGAATAGTTGCTGCAATGGCAGGACAAGCCCTGTGGGACGGCCAGCCCGACGTACGGGTCCAAGGCCGCGTGAACGTGCGTAGCACTGCCAGGGGCAGGAGTGACGCCAACCAGCGTGATCCCGCTGCTGTCGGCTACCCAGACATCGTTTGGGCAAATGAATTTGCCCGTGGTGCCTGCCGAGTTGTAAAACCAACTGACGGTAATCGGGTAGCTCGTGCCCGCGTAGAAGTCGGACTCAAAGACCGTGACTCCACCGTTTTGGCCGATGTAGGCCCCGATGTCCCATCCACTGCCGTAGTCGCGCTGATCGCGGGTGACGACCCCCAACGGCCAGGAAGTGGTATTGCCCAGGCAATCGTAGTAAGGTGATCCGGCATCCGCGCCGGCATTGATGAACGGCGACGTGGATTGCAGGGCGAAATCGTACGTGTCGGCATTGACGAAGCCCGCCGTGGAGGTCTGCACGTAGCCGCTGCCCAGGGCCTCACTCGACTGACCGGATCGAAAGCCGTTATGGGTGATCGTGGCCGTGGCGATAAGCTCGTTGCCGCTGCTGTCGTCCAGGATCGCGGAGCCGCTGTCTTGCCAGAGGATATTGTTGCGGATGGTGATCGGCGCAGCCAAGTGCCCCGATGTCCCGCTGGCGGCGTAGATTGCCCTGTCCGAGCAGGAATAGAACGTGTTGTTCACGATGTACAGGTTGTCCATTTCGTAGGTGGGCGCGCCCCCAACCCACATTCGCAGTCCCTCCGAGCAATCGCGAATCACATTGCCCCAAATGCGGATATTGTTCGTCGGCTTGGCGTCCAATTCCATCGCCAGCGAAATCCCCTGCACGTTGTCTTGATAGGGCGCGCCGTCGCCGCCGTAGATGTAGTTGTGGTAGATGTCAATGTGTGTGCCGCCATCGACGTAGATTTGGATGATGTTCTGGTACAATGGCACATAGCCATTCGAGTAGATCAAGTTCTCGTAGACCTGCCCGTTCGTGGCCCCGTACTTGCAGTCGAGCCCTTCCTCGAATCCGTTGTGCAGGACGTTGCGGCGAAAGATGAAACCCTGCACGTTCTGGAAAGTCACGCCCTCGTGGGCCTCTGTCCCGTCGATCTTGCACGTATTGCTGTAGGAAATGTCGCACTCTTCCACGGTCGCATTGGACGACGGCGGCGACGTATCGGGAAAGCACACACCACTCGACCAGGACCAATCCACGGTGCATCGGCGAATCACGACGTTGTCCCCGTGCTCCACTTCGATGCCGCGACAGGCGCTCTTGCGCACTGCGATATCCTCGAAGCGGACCCAATTGGCCGTTGCCCGCAAGAGACCGTCCACCGCACTGACCGGATAGACCGACGCCTCGATGCCGGGGGACGTGTAGAGCGTGTCCGGGTCGCTCGCCGCGTAGACGTACAGCGTCCCACCGGAATAGTACCAGTCGTATTGTGAATCGACGGCACCTTGGGATGCTTGTATATTGCCCCGCGTGCCGTCGAAAAAGACCTGCGTGGGAGTCAATGCCAGCGATGCCTGCCAGACGTTGCCGCCCGACGTGGCCGTGAAATCCTCTACACCGCCGCCTTCCCCCAAGTCCATGTTCTGCGTGTAGCCGGTCTGCACGGCACTGGAGCTATTGTTCCAGGAATCCACCGCGTAGACATAGCGGAAATCGTTCTGCTCACCGACGCCGCAATCCAAATACCCTTCGCCTACGTGTGTGCCACTGGGATGGTAATCGCCCGTGTGGACGTGCCAAGTCACTCGGCCGGTAGCATTGGCCCCGGCGTCGTCGTCACGCACGACCGTGATGTAATACAGGGTATCCAACGTGACGGCCAGATAGTTGGCCGTCGCGACGCCGTCTTGACAGAGACGAAGTCGGGCCTCGCCTGTCCCGTAGAAGTACACACCGATATAGTCGTCGGTCTCTTGACTTGTCCCCTCGTGCAGGTAGGCGCTATCCGTGAAGTTGGCAACCACCCAGGGCAGGACCCATCCACCGGCGTCACTGGCGTCGATGTACGCTTGGAACTTGTGTGTGAAGTCTCCGCTAAAGTGCCCAGTTCCCATGTCCCGCACGACGTAGCTCGTGACGTTCTTGGGCATAGCCGTCCAGGTGACTCGGTTCGTTGTCACTGTGATATCGGCCCCTGGGTCTGTCTCTGTCCATAGGGCACTGCCCCCTCCCGCGCTGGTCCAGCCGCCGACGAGCAAGGAGCCGTCGATGATCGGGTCGCTGCCAGAGCCGTAGGTCCCTACCACAGTCGGGTCACTGACGGAGCCGCCGGTGCTGATCGTCAAGCCCTGCCGCCAATGGCTGTTGCGTTTCAATAGGACCGTGTCCCCGGCCTTTAGGCCCGTGACGTCACTGAGATCGTCCCAGGGGGTCGCGTACGTCCCGTTGCCGCCCTCGCTTGCCGCCGAGTCCACGTAGTAGATGTCGGTCGTGTTCAGGTACTCATTATGACCGCCGTCCGGGCTGTTGCCGATGGGACGCAGAGTCCCCCAGAAATCCGCCACGGCCGTATAAAGGGTCGTGCCAAAGTCCACTGCATCGGCGGCGGCAACCAAATCGAAGGCGTGCCCGGGCGCGCCCGACCATCCGGCGGTGAATACGGAGTCTACTTCTTGCGGCCAGTCAAAGGCATGGCTGGTAAACCACGTCCCGCCTGCAAACCACGAGCCGCCCGTGGTGAATGGGACCGAATTGGAATCGTCGGTCGAATCGCAGTAGACGATATTGCCCGGCAAGGCGGCGTCCATTGCCGTCTGCGTGAAGGAGTCCGAAAAGGACCAGATCAGGTTGCCAGTCATATGGCCATCCGTGATCCGGATGTTCGGGGCACAGCAACACAGGAAGATATTGTTGCAGAATTCCAGGTCGGTATCATCGAACGTGGCGTGCGGGTACAACAGGCAGGTCAAGTTGAAGTCCATGTTCACGAACTTGTACAGCCCGCCAGCGCCGCGGTCGCATCCGATGACCGTGTTGTGATTGATTTTGTTGTTGCCGCCCAGATTGTAGAATTCAAACCCCGCATTGACCGGGTGAATGATGACGTTGTTCGTGATCGTCAGGTCGCGAAATTCCCGGTCGCTCGGCACGGGATACGTGCGGATGGAGGCTGTGTTGCCGTAGCTGTCCACGACGTTGGCGTTGACGATAGCGCCGCTGGAGCACAGGTAAATCCCTGTGCCGTGCGTCACCCCGGCTTGCAGGTATCCGGCCGTGTAGAGCTTGGCCTGCTCGTGGATGTAGTTGCCCTGGATTAGGACCGGGTCGTCGGCCGGTCCATAGTACCCACCGGCATAGTCGGTCAACGTGAGAATCCCTCCCGCCCCAGTCAGAGAGATATCATTGTTGGTGATCGAAATGCCGTTGCCCACATTGTCACAAGAGCAGTAGACGCCGTAGATCGCATTGCGGATTGTGCAGTGGTCAATGGTGATATCGTAGCAACTGGTCAAGCTCACGCCGGACTGAAAGAGCCGCACGCCGGTCGTGGTCGTGTAGTCGCTGCGGTATCGCGGATCGCCGGGTGCCGGTTGCAGCGCGCCTTCAACAATGCAGTAGCGCAGTTTGATATTGTGCCCGGCCAGAATCTCACAAGTGTACGTGAAACTCGGCGGCTGCGTCCCCGGATCGGGGTAGTCGAACGTCACGCCGTAGAAGTCCAGATACCATGCGACGTTGCCGTTGGCGATTCTCAGTTTGGCAATGACCGGGCTCGACGTGGGGTCAGCAGTCACCAGCAGGTAGCTTGTGCGGGTTGGGTAGCCGCTGGCGGTCTCCAGGTTCGTGTAGGGGTAATTGCCGGTCATTAGGTACAAAGGGCCGCCGCCGTTGGGGACGTGGTAGATCGCATAGAGCAGGCTGCCCCATGCGGCGGTTCTCGATAGGCCCGTGTTACCGTCATTGCCGTTGACCGGGTCCACGTAGTAAGCCGCCCCGCCAGCGATGCCAGACAGGGCCAACACAACCACCGCCGCCAAATACGACATCTTGCCGTGTTTCATCGCCTGCGTCCCGTCATTACCGCAAAGACCGTGGTCACGTCTGCCTTGCCGTCGAACAGCACTCTGATTCGCGTTGCCCCCTGGTGGTTGAAGCTCACTTCCCCGATTCCGTTGGTTGTCCCGCTCACTTGGACCGGGCTACGCCAAGACTGCTGGCTGCTGGAAATGGGACCATCGGCCCAGGTGTGATTGGGATCGGCCACTTGACTGGTCCGGTAGTGAGAGCCCCAGCCGTAGGCCGGATCGTGGCTCATTTGCAGTTGCCCGAAATGCAGCGTGACGTTGGCGACGTGGATTGCCGAGCCGTACTCATGCACCACGTAGATATAGGCGTTGGCCGTCCCGCCGTTGGGACTGCCGGGGCCGCTGCCGTCCCCGTACCCGTAGAAGCTCAGACTGACGGAGTCCCAGTCCTCTGGGATCTGCTGCCACTCGGATACATCGTGCCAGGACGACGTCGAGACAGTCAGGGCCGTATCGTTGCTGGAGACCCCGCCCGGGCGCACGTGCTTGTAGCCGTGGGACACTTTGTACTCGGTGGGACTGGCACTCTGGCCAAACAGACCGGCCACCAAACCGCCGAGACACAGGACAATCAGGGCACACAGGCAAATGTCACGACTTTTCATGGTCACTCCTAAAAAGCGGTCCTGTCGCGAGTGAAAGGGATGGAAAGCCCCGCGACAGGACCAACCGCCCGTCACAGCCCACAGGTAAGAATCTGGTAGGTGATAATCACCGTCATGGTGGTATCGGCACCTGCGTTGCCGCCGTAGTTGCCGTCGCCGGTGTTCTTCAAACACAGGTTCTTATTGACGATAGTGGACGCCGCATTGATCTCGTCTTTGGCCATATGCCAGTTCGTGATCGTGTCGGCCGCTGCCGTGATGAATGCGGTAGCCTCAATGACTTCCCCGGCCGCGACCTGAGAAGCGCTGTCCCATCCGATAGCCAGATTGTCCGTGCTTTCGGTCAGCACGTTGGTCCCATAGTCGAGAATCAGGACCGCCTCTATCGGCAGAATGATCTTGTCGGCCCCAGGGGCAGGGACAAGCTCGACCGGGGTCGCATTGAGAGCCTTGATCTGGGCATTGGTCAGTTCGACCGTCACCGTCGCCAGGGACGCCAACTGCGCCAAGTATCGCGGGACGGTGACACGGTTGTTGGACGCCGTCAGGCCGTTGAACCGGGTCGTGCCCAGGGTCGTGCTGGTGACAGAGACATCGAAGCTGTCTTGGCCGTACCAGTAGAAACTCCCGTTGGACAGGGTCGTATTGGTGCTTGCCCCCGTCATGGGAATCGTGATCGCCAGGGACAAGTCACGGTCCTTGTACACGGCCGGACTGGCATTCGTGCCTGGGGCATAGATCGTCACGCCGGTGATGTCCGTGACGGGCTGGTTGTCCTCGTTATGGACCTGCACGACGTGATAGTTGAATCCCCGGCTGCCCTGGGCCCACAGAGCCACGGCCGTGACGGCCAACAGGGACCACATAAACAGGTGAAACCAAAGTCGCTTATTCATAGATACGCCTCGAAAGATTGTCATGGACAATGGGGCCGACCCCCGAAAGAGTCGGCCCCACCGATCGTTATTGTTGACCCGGCGACTACGGAATGACTTCCGTGTCGATGCAGTAGATTGCCTCGTCCTCGCCGGGAGTAGTGCCGCCGTGCGCGTTGAGCTTCGTCCGCTTGTAGCCGACGATGTAGTCGCACACGACACGCGGGATACGCTCGTCAATCCAGCCCTCGTACCAGCCGAGCATCTTGCTCCAGGCACAGCAAGCCGCCTGAGCGCCAAGGAACAAGGCCCGACAGACGCTACGGCCGCTTGCGCAGGCGTCCGTGGTCGCATCCCGGTTCGCATTGAGCAGGAAGCCCTCGGCCAGCGTGGTTCCACCGGCCCCGGTTCGCATCGGAATACGGTCGTACTCACTGACAATGACGCCGTACCAGTTGACGCTACCGGGCTTGAAGATGGGATGATCGCCCGCACGTTGGGCGCACAGAGCGACAAGCTGGTTGAAGCCCACCGAGCCGATTTCGCTCCGCATGGACTGAATCTGATAGGGATGCGTCAAGAGGGTGTAGAAATCGCCGATCTTGGGCATGGCCATTTGGTTGCGCTGGTCGCTGAATCCGGCGGCGTCGTTTCGCTGTTGGTAGAACGTCCCGGCCCGGAATCGCGGCTGCGCCGACAGAATCCTCGCTCGAATCTTGCCGATAACCAGAGTGCCGAACAGGTTGTTCGCCTGCGTACCGGCCGTCAGCAGGGCATCCGTGGTGTACGCCGTGCCCAGTGCCGGGGTCGCGCCGATGCTCTGGCCGCCGTAGTAAATCCGGTTGGTAGTCGGGTACATGGCGGCATCATTGATAACCTCAATGGCCGCGCCCGAGGAGTTCTCGTTGTACAGGCCCGCCAGCGTGTTGACAAGATCATCCTCTTGGGCCTCTTGCCACCAGATGCTCATGCGGTCCCTGGCGAAGGAGCGAAACTTGTCGGCCCGAAAGATGTCCGTGCGCTGTAGCGACATCTGACCGGCCGCCCGCACGGCAATGGACCGCTCGTGCAGGGTGATGGACATATTGCGACGGCCCAGGGCCACTTCCAGGCCCTCGTTGTTGCCGTCGTCGCCTTGACCGGCCCCGCTCATAGGCTGATCGCCGGGAATGACAATCGTGTCACCCGGTTTGCGGGTCAAGTCCTTTTGTTGAAAGATGATGCTTTCCGGCGTCGTGCCCATTAGGGGCAGGAGCGCCATATTTCGCAGAGCGTACTTGATCGTTTGGCTCTGCCAAATCTTCTGCGTGTTGGGATCGTTGGTCCCAAAGGTTGTCGATGCCATTGTTGTGCCTCACACAAAGAGGCGGGCTCGCGCTAGACTCCAAAGAAATCGTTCAGGCTCTCACTGGAACCGAACACATCGGACTCCAGGACCTGTTCGCGCGTCGGGGCCTCTTTGGTCTTCGTAGGTGTCACTGTCTTTTTGACAGGAACAGGGCCTTTGGCATCGCGGACTTGCTTGATCGCGCCGGCAAGTAACTTGCCTTGCGGTGTGCCGGAACGGATCGCCCGCTCCAGGCATCGCTGATAGAGCACTTCACCGGCCTTGTCGCCAGCTTGGCGGATGTCCAGCTTGTCACCTTCCGTGAGGAAGCTATTGCCGACAAGCAGTACCGACTCGAATCCCAGCCCGTCGCCCATCGTCTCATCCGTCATGGAGTGAAGCGCGATCGCGACAGAGCGACTTGCGGCATCGGATGCCTGCGTGGCCGCTTGCTGCTGCTGGTGACTTTGCTCCCACTGGTGTTGGTCCATTAGGACCTTCGCCGTGGGTACGGCGTCCCCGCCTTCATCGGCGATGAATTTCTCCATCGGGCTCTTGTCGGCGGTTGTCTGCGTCGGCTTGGCCGTCGCGACCATCTGGCGGGCTTCAAGCTCCGCGAGACGCAACTGCACGTCACGCAGTTTGTGCTTGGTCTCCAGGTGGGTTGCCAGCGGCACAGTGTCCTTCGGTTTGTCCGGTCCTTTGGCCGGGGCCCCAGAGGTTTCACCGTGCGTCTGCTCGGTCCCTTGGGACTCTTTAGCCGAGTCGGTGACTTGCTCCTCGTCGGTCGTCTGCGCAGTCTGTCCGTCCGACGTTACGGATTCTGGCACAGTCTGCTCAGTCGTTTCCGTCGAGGGTGCTTCTTCGCCTAAGTCCACGTTGCTCAAAACCTGTTCCACGTCCAACATGAGAAACTTCCTTGCAAGCACCGGCCAAAGGATGCCGGGACACCGCAAAGCCGTGCGGCACGGGACACCTGCACACTGGCAGGCGACAGGACACGGCGAATCGTCGCCGCCGCGAACCGGGCGCAAAAGAAAGGGCATGTGTCGATGGTGTAGCACCTACACATGCCCTGTGATCTTTTGCCTTACGTCACGTCCCCAAATGGCCGTTTGGTTCAGTGAGCCCGGTTATTCAATTGTCTTGCTGCTATGTCGTCTGAACGTCCGGCGAGACTTTACTTCGTTCCCGTAGGTCGCTCAGGCGGTGCATGGTTTCCGGCGGTCGGTTGCCCGGCTGCATCGCCAGCTTTTCCAACTCGACAAGCTCCGCTTGCTCCCAGGGGGTAAGCGGCCTTCGCATCTCTGCGTCATGGGCCGCCTTTTGGGCCGCCGTCAGCTTGGCCTCGTCGGCCTTGCGTGCCGCGTCAGCGTCGGCCGTCACCTGTGCGGCCCTGTCTGCGTCCCGCTGTCGCTGCGCCGCCAGGGTGTCCAACGTCTGTTGCTGAGATTCTTGCTCGTCTTTCACGTTGCGTATCTCAGGCTCCACGATGGTTGCCCCGGGCGCTTGTAGCTCAGGGGCTCTACGTACTTGCTTTGCCATTGCTACTCCTTCATCCAACTAAGGTCACGCTCGGCCAGCTTGTCTTTCGCCCAGGGGACGTTGAAGTAGAGCCTCAACGAGCCCACGGTTCGCATGGTGCCTCGCGTCTTGATCTTGAATGCGTCCGTACAGCCGCCGTTGGCGGCCTCGACAAGCTGATCGCTGCTGTACGGACAGGATTTACGAACGATGATTTCCACTTGTCAGATGTCCAGATACGCGCGAAGGATCGTGCCGATAACCGGCCGAGGCACATTGAAGAACTTGGCCGTCGCGGCCACGGCTTCCTTGGGGCCGTACCTGCCCAGGTAGGCGTGATAGCGGTTGTAGACATCCGTCTTCGTGTAGTAGGTGCCGCCGTGGATAGCCGCCCCGTCCACAGTCACAGGAGCGGCTCTATCTCCATTCAAGGGGTTGTATGTCGGTGGCGCTGGCATCGGTTTGAAGTGATCTTCGAGCTTGGCGATACGTGATTGCATGTTCGCTTGTCGCGCGTCCATCAGCTTGACGCGATTCAGTACGTTGTGGCACAGACTATCCACAGCCGCCATTCGCTCTTCAAGGGCGCATCCGCCCTTGTGGGCTGTCGCCACGCGCTGCTGCAACTCGCCCAACACGCCGTGAACATCCTGTCGCAACTGGGCATCGTCACTGTCTCGGCGCTTTTCCCGTTCCATTACGGCATTCATCTGTTGTTGCGCATCGCCCGCATCTTTGCCGCACCGGGTAGCCAAGGCCATGATCTGCTTTTCCAGAAACGCAATTCTGTCCTTTAGGCCCGACACGCTCACCGTCACCGCATTGAGCCCGTCACGATGTGCGTCCGCTCTGGATTCCAAATGGTTCAGTCGGGGCAGGGTATCCTCTTTCGCTTCCCTGAGAGTGCCCACTTGTCCCTTCAACTTCTCCAATTCCTGTAAACAAATGTCCAACATTACTTTTTCCCTTTCTTATGCTTATCCCGAATATGGGCATTGGCGATCCGAATCGCCTTACCCTCGTCCCCTGATTCGCTCAGGACGCCGTTGGCAATGGATGCCCATTCCTCGGCGTCGCCTTGATCGTTGACTTTCTTTGTGTGACGCTTGGCGTCGCTGGCTTCCCACGGCATAGAGTCACTCCTGATATTTGAGCTTGGCGATAAGGTATCCGATGGACCCCGCCAACAGGCACACACCCACTTGCCAGAGACACAGCCACAACATCATCGCCCCAGGATATCCCTGCCGTCGTACGCCTGGATCGCTTTGCCGATTCGCATGCGAGCATCCTCCAGGTGACGGTAGGCAAGGGTCAGATTCGCCATGACTTCGCTTTGGTCTTTGCAATCGGACATATCGAAGAAGCCGTTTCTGTCGGCGTCATTCCTGACTGACAGGATGTCATCCTTGATCCAGTGGCACGCGTCGCGCAGCTTAAAGCATGCCGCGTGAAACTTCGTGCCCTGAGCCGGTTGGCCCTTGGGCGTCGGCCATTGTTTGATCTGCTCTGGGGTTGGGAATGGGTCCTCTGTGGGCCGTACGTTCTCTGCCATTGCTGTTATCCCTTTTCAGTAATTCACAAATCTCTTGTAACTTTTTGTCGCAACTTCCACACACTACCCGCACGTCGCCTGTGACCGTCTTGCGATAGCGGGCCTGTGTGTGGGAGACCTTGCTGCCGCATTCACTACAGAGCCTCACTGGGCGTATCCCCTTTCCGCCAACACAGCTTCCTTGTCGGGCAGGTCGCTGTTTTCGATGATGTACCTGTCACTCAGTGGCGGCTGCTGATTCGCCAGCAGCATTTGGTTGGTCTCGGCGACGTTCACCAGATTTCGCATGCGCTGGGTCACGCTCTCCGTGCTCAAAGTCACGCGGCACTGATACCGTCCACGCCGGGCATTGTGCATCGCGTCGATCAAGGCGGTAATCGCCATCGGCTTGGCCTTGCTGTTAATGGCCGACATTGCTGCCTGATAGTTCGCCATATGACGCTCGAATTGGGCCTTGATCTTGGACGCCTGCACCGGCTCCAATTGACTGACCAGCAATGGGTCCAAAGGCTTGGGCGGCTGGGGCAGGACAAGCCCCATCGCCGTCGCCACGGCCTGCTGGCACTCCTTCATAAGCTGAGGGTCCAACAGGTCTTTCTCTTCGATAATCTCCCTGATCTCGGCATCGTTGTAGACCGGGTTGGCTCGAATCACGGCGGCTACCAATTGCCCCCACAGCGTCAGGGAGTAATCGAAGTTCGACAGGACCGGGGAAATGCCCGTGATACCCTTTTGCTGCCGCAACTGCATCGCCAAGCCGCTCATGTTCTTGGGCTCATCCTGCGGAGCGTCTACGTGCATATTGACTACTTCGCGGATTTCCTCTTTGCCCACCTCTGCCAGCATTTCCATCGGCGGCAGGTTCGCAGGGTCAATACGATCCACCCCCCCACCGAATTTCGACCGGTCAATGACAATGCCATCTTCCCCGCCGTGATCTTCCAGCCAGCTTAAATCGCCCCGCGTGCCGCCGTTGACCATGTAGCCGCTGTTCGGCTGGTTCTTCATAATGTTCACGACCATCGAACGCATCCAATTGAACCACCTCTGCGGTCCAATCATCGCCTCGGTCACGCCAGCCTTGTAGCCATTGTTGAAGTTCGCATGGAACGGCACAACCGGATACAGGGTCAGTCCGGTTTGCAGTAGATTAAATTCGTCTACCCGATGGTCCAACAGGACCTCAGTGCCCAGGCAAATAGAGTGATACATGATGGGCGTGACGGCCTTGCGTAGTTCGAAGGTGTCGGGTCGCATCGCGACGGCCTTGCGGGCCTTCTTGATGTCACTGGGATCGGACAGGATGATGCCGCCCAGTTCGTCGCCGCGAAGATCGTAGAAATACTGGACCTCGATATACTCCGTCCACCAGCAGTGCAGGACCGGGACACGCAGCTTATCCAAACTGAACACGTCGCTTTCGCGCACCCAGTTCCATACATGACTGGCCGCCGCCGACAGGCCGGACAGAAACCAGTGTATCATCCCGTTTGTACTGTGGGTCCCGCCGCCTGTCCCGAAATGCTCCATCGCTTCCGGCCACTGGGCCTCGACGTAGCTCCTGTCTTCCCACGGTTGCCAAATCACAAACCGTGCCCCCAGTCGTGGGGCATTGATATCGTACACCTTGCACGATGGATCGGTCAGAACTTCGAATTCGTTCAGTCGGGCAATCTCCAAATCCCCGCCCTTGGGGTCGCTGTCGCTATTCCTGAACAGGCCCAGATAGCTGCACCCAGTGGTAATGCCTTGCTCTGCCCACTGAATCTGCTGGTGCCTGGCGTTCTGGTCCTGCATCGCATGCTCGATCAAGGCCGTCTGCAAATCCGCCAGGACCTTCAAGCCGCCCCGCATGTTATACATGGCAATCTCGCGGGGATTCTGCACAATGTGGCCGAGCATCTGTTTGATTTGCGGCTGGATCATGGGGATGGTCAGACACAGCTTGCCCCGCTCCTCCATCTGCGCCACGAACGCGTCGTCCCACTGTATGCCAATGGCGAAGTCTTCCTGCTCCCGCATGCGCTGCATTAAGTCCGCGTTGCCGGTCTCTGCGATTTCGTGGAACTCACGTACCCGCTCCAGGATCGCGAGTTTGTCTTCCTCACTGAGCTTGTCAAAGGGCTTATTGCCTATCGCCATTTGTCACATCCGAATCTTGCTCTTGCGTTCACTGGTTGTCTTGTGCCGGTCACGAGCAGCAACGGTTTCCACGACCGGCAGGTGGAACACACCCTGCGTGTACGCGTCGCCGAAATCCGGGCTTCGCCCTTCGTGATCGGCCTTGATTTCTTCTTTCGGCTGGACCAATACCCGCTCGCCACGAAACTTGTACTTGGGCCACGTCAGCTCCCTGCCGACTTGCCGCCACGCATCCCACAGCTCCGTATCCGCGCGGTCCGGCTCAGGCATGGAGACCATCGCCCCCACCGTCTTGTCCCATACACCCTCACAGAGCCATCGGGCCACTGTAGACCACACCTCGGCACGCAGGTTCCAGCATTGGGTTTCGTCGCTGGCCTTGCCCGCCGGATTGTAGCGAATCACGTGCGCGCCCATTTCACTGAGTCTGTCCGATGTGCCGCCGCCGATACCCACGTCCTCGACCACGATGGGACAGTTGCCCCACCGCACGCTCATAGCGAACGCCTCGACGGCAATCGCCTTCGTGTCACAGTACGGCAGTACCACGACATCCACGATCTGCCAATTCTCCAAGCCCAGAATCACGCAACGGTCGTCACCGAACCGGGCCGGGTCCACGGTGATAAGCCGCTTGATGTAGGGCTGGTGGACAAGCCGCATACTGGCGGCTGTAATCCATTCCTGCAAAATGATCTGATCGACGCCGGATAGTCCTTCCCAAATCCCATCGCGATAGGCCCTGAGCAAATCGGGCCGGTAGCTGAACGCCGCCTCGAGGGTCTTGACATAGTCGTTGGGCAGGTAGGGATTGTCCTTGTACAGGGCTTGAATGAACCGATACCCTTTCTCGCGAAAGTCGATGAATCGGTCCTTGAACCAACAGGCCGCCGGGTTGGCCGTCCACAGGCCCTTGTAATCCAACGCTTGACCGGCAATGGTCAACCGTCGCGACCCCATTAGAACGCTGACGTCGTCCAGCTCCGTCTCCTCGGTCTGATCGACGCCGACGAACATGTACTCGGCGGAATTGAATTTATTGATGTCTTCGCGATTGTCCAAGCCGCCGTAGTCAACGGCGATCCGGCCGTCGATCAAGATGTGACGCGGATGTTTCTCTGTCGCGCCTTTAAGTTCGTAGCAGTAGTGGGGAATCGTTCGCTGCCACGTCTGTAGCGTGGTCTGCACAAAGTCTGTGGCACGCTTGCGACCCAGCCAGCCCAGGTGGATCGGGGTCTTCGTTCGCGGCAGTTTGAATCGTGACGCCACTTCCCAGGACAGTAGGAATGCGACGGCACACAGCCAAAAGCTCTTGCCGCCGCCCTTGGCCCCGCCGTAGCCCACTTCCCGCACGTTGGGGTCTTTGACGGCAAGCCAAGCCTCGCTCTGTCGCTGGGTGAAGGTGACGTTAAGACTCGGCAGAATCGGCATGTTGGACCACTGTCACATTGACCACCGGCGCGGCAATGATGATGTCTCCCCCTTGTCCTTCCGGCACGTCGCGCCATCCCAGGTTCTTCAAGGCAAAGATCGCCCCGGCACACTGAGATTTGGCCAGTTGCTTTTCATAGACATCCTCCATGCGGAGCCTCGCCCTTTTTACAGCGCCCATATACTCAGGACCATAGGTTTCGCAGTTGTACAGGCTTTGGCGGCTGTTGAAGCCCAGGTACAGGCATAGCTCTGAGATTCTTGGGCTGTCCGTTTGGAGAAAGTAGGCGTCAATGGCAAGCTCCATTTCCTCTGCTGTCTCGAATCGCCGGGGACGGCCTACGGGTCTTGGTTTCTCAGTTTTCTTTGCCATGCCTTTGCTATCGGCTCGTCATGGGTAGGGCACTTTACGTTCCATTCACAGTCGAGGCATCCTGGAGAATACATCCACAGGCTTGTCGTGGGTACGTCCTGGCTTCTTGTGTGGGCTGTGCTCGATCAAGGTGAATAGGTATCGGTTCACTCGAATCAGGCGTTCCATCTGTGCCGTGACGATCCGGCATTGATCGGCAAGGCGTTGTTCCCTGTCACTGGGATCTGCCCGTGTGGCCATGTAGTGCTCGTAGGCTTCCAGTTCGCCTCGCTGCTCACCGGCCATGCGGACTGCCTCAATGGCATCGGACAAGACGGAGTCCGGCACGCAGACGATTCCCGCCAGTGCCTCTTTGAACAGCCGCTTGATTTGTCTGTCACTGTGTTTCATCTGCTGTTGTGCCATCCTCGTATGGAGGTAGGATGCTGCAATTCTTAGCAAAGCTCGCCAACAGGTGAATATCCTCTGGGCGGCACACAAGGAGCCATCCGGCGTGGTTCTTCCACTGTAGGGCCAACAAAGGTGTCTTGCCCTCTGCCTGCGCCTTGGCCTGCGTCTCCGCGAAGAGCTTATGAATCGGGGACTCCGCACGCAGCTTGCATTCGATGAATAGCGCCGGGTGTAGACTGTCAGAGCCGGTGATCTTATTGTTGCGGCCAGACAGTGGCGCTCGGGTACTGCCAAAAAACCTCGCCACTCGCTGCTCGAATTTCTTCCACGTCGATCTATCCGTCATGGCGCTACCCTCCATACCTGCCGCTGCCGCCCACTGCTGCCAGCGCGCTTTTCGTCGGTCTTGACAATCCATCCTCTTCGATCCAAAGGCGCAAACCGGGGGGAAATTGATTGCAGCGAAATGCCCAGGGCATCGGCCACTTCTTCCGATGTGCCAGTCCCCATCGCCTGCAACTGCTTCAAAACCAGCGTTTCCAGTTGGCTTGCGGGACGGCCTCGCATGGAGCTTGCCGCCTCTCGGCTTGTTTGCGGGTCCGATGTTCTTGCGCGGGCTACGCCAGTGCCCTCTGTTTTCTCCCGTCCCCTATCGAATAGGGTCGGTTCATTGTTCATGGTGATCGTACTCCTTTATCCTTCCTGGCCCGGCTCTCTTGCCGGGACAACATCATCCACTTGGAATGCGGGGTCTGCATTGAAGTCGATACGACCGCCGCTGTAGTGTCCTGATTTTGATTTGCCTTGGGGTTGGGGTTTGCCTGAGCCTAATCGCTCCAGGTCTTCACGAGACGGCAATCGCGGTTGCTGTGGCGCTGGTGGGACCATCTTGAGAATCTTCGCCGTGTCTTTTAGGGGATTCGGGCCATGATAGGCTGGTA